TTATGCTTAGTCAGTCCTTCTTGCGCCATGAGTGCCAGACAGGAAGACTGTACCCCTGCCCCGAGTGAAAGTATGCGCATTGTCGGTTCTCTTTTGTTCCCTTCTTCATCAAAGTATTCCGGCTCTTTTGTGGCAGCAACTGCCGCCATGTTGTTGAGTTTTTTCCTGTCAATTTTTGTAGACATTTGTTCCAAAACTTTTCTTCTTTCATACTCCATCTGCTCCGGGTTAATGGCAAAACTATTCTTTTTGTTTTCCATCCTTTTTTTTCTTGTTTCTTTATTTATTGTCATTTCGCGTCTCCCCAATTGTCTTTAACTTTAAAATCAACTTTGGAAGGTACCACCAGTTTCTTAGAATTTTCCATTATATGTTTTATATCTTCTGCTTCTTTATCAGATTTAACACTACAATTCAACTCATCGTGCACTTGAATAAGAGGAATAATATTAAGTTTTTCATACACATCAACCATAGCTTTTTTAGTCTGATCCGCAGCTGTTCCTTGTATTAACCTATTTAACGCTTTGTATGTTCCTGCTCTTTTTATTTGACCACCGTATTCAGCTTGTGCCTGTTTAAGTGGCAATGCTTTGTGGAACACTGGTATTTTTGTCACTGGATCCACTTCGTACCAAGATGGTTCATATAAATCAAATCTACATTTCCTGCCTAGATAAGTTCTAATTGTTCCGACTTTGTTCGCTCTGTTCATAACATCCTCAAGCATGCCTTGCATAAAAGGAACTTTAATTCTAAACTCTTTAAGCATTTCTTTTGCTTCTGCTGGACTAATATCTAAATCAACAGCAAGTTTTTTGTATCCCATTCCGTACATAACACCAAGACCAATAGTTTTAGCTAGTCTTCTTGGTATACCTGCCATCTCTGCAGTTTGTTTATGAAAATCTAATCCATTTACAAATGCATCATGTACTTCTTCAGCCCCCTTATTTTTATTTAAAATAGCAAAGTGTGTAAGAATGCGAGGCTCTTGTTGTGAGTAGTCAGCCGATAACCAATACTCGCCCTGTTCAGGTATAAATATTTTTCGTAACTCAGATCCAAATTCATTTCTAATAGGCATCTGTTGTAAATTAGGCGCATACATAGAAAATCTTCCAGTTACAGTACCACCACTATCACCACGTATTTGGTTTATGTGTGCATGTAACTTGCCCTTGTGTATATGCCTTTTTATACCGTCTATAAATGTTCCTTGTAATTTGTTTAATACACGTGCTTTTGTTATCATACGAGGAAGCTCGTGTGCGTGTGTTTCCAAGAAAGTTTGGGTAAAACTAGGAGCACCTAACTCTGTACGGGGATATTCAAGATTAACATCATCAAATGCCTGGGCCACTGACCGTGCTGCCCAAACTTGTACATCATTTCCAGTTATCTCTTTTATTCTTTTAAGATAGTTCTTTTCTTTTGCATATAATTTCTTCTTTAATTTTTCTGCTCTATCCATGTCTATTCTAACACCGCGTTTCGTCATATTAAAAATAACTCTAATCAGTCTACACTCTGTGTCATACACAGTCTCAAGAGCATCCTTTTTTATCTCCAGCATCAATTTTTCATGCAATCTAAAAGTAAGAAGTGCATCTGCTTCTGCATATTCGCCGACAAATTCGGCTGGAAGTTTATACATTTCTGATTTAGGATCTATTCCTAGTTCTTGAGCTTTGGCCTTTAAAACTTTTTCATCCTTGTATTCACCTAAATATTCATGAACCATGCTATTCAAAGTATACGAATATCTATTCTCGTTTAACAAAGCAGAGGCAATCATAGTATCATGGATATACCCTTTAACTTCAATATTTAGCACGCTGAGCCATCCAATGTCATATTGCGCATTATGGAATACCTTTTGTATAGATTCGTCCTCACAGATGCTTTTTATGTATTTTAATATAACATCCTTATCCATGTTGCCCCCACCATCATGTGCAATTGGATAATATGCAGTAAAATCGCCACTAGATAGAGCAATACCTATAACCTTTCCAATCTTTCTAGACCAACCAGGACCCATTTTTATTAATTCTGTATCACACGTCTCTAAATCTATCGCTACTACCTGTCTTCCCTTCATTGGTGGAAATTCCGTAGGGTGTAACCATTCTGATTTTACTTCATTTTTATTAAAAAGATCCACTGTCACCTATCTCTCCTGCAATTGCTGAATAACCTGCCATGTCAATAAAGTTATCCAAGTTAAATTTCTTTCCCTGATTGGAACGAGAAACTTTTAGTAATATCATCATAATTGCTACATCTTGCGCAGTAATAGATGCCATTGGCTGTAATTTATTATCTAAAAATATATTCCAGAACTCTGCAATTTCTGCATGATTCTTAAATGCATCTCCGTGTGATTCATTTCTATCATTAGAAATGATCTCTTTAGCCTTCGCTAATATTTCTTCTTTTGTCATATTTTATACCCTCCTACTCGTTGTGGTTGCACTATATGCAGTGATTTTTTAGCACGTGTAGCTCCTACATAGAACACACGGTTAGTGTCGTCTGGATTTTGCTCCATCTCATCCTGATTAGCACGTGATAAATCTGTTAATAATAAAACATTATCACATTCACCACCTTTTGATTTGTGTATTGTGCTTAAATTTATTTTTATTTCCGCACCCAGGCCACCGTGCTTTTCCATTGACATCAAGTAAGATTTATCCTTATCACTAATTGAACTGAATGCCACATCCCAAGGAACACCAGAATTCATTAAACCATGATGCATCGATAAAGATTCCGCATTATAGGATTGTCCTTCTTCCAATGTCTTTAAATTTTTATATCCTCTTTCTATTCCAACACCACTTTTTAAGTTGTCATAAATTGATGCAACGTCACTGTATGATATATCCCCAAAGTCATTTAATTTTTTCCAAGCGTCTATAGCTTTTAATAAACTTTGTTTAACAGCAGGTTTACCATATAAACTATACGGCAGTCCACGGTATCGAAGATCTTCCTCAATGTCGTTTAACATATATCCACAAGTTGAAAGCACAAGCCACTTTCCCTCATTCATGTGAACCCCTTCGGGATAAGCATGAAATTTAACTTCTCCTTCTACGTCACGTGGGTTCCATTCTTTCTCTCTTCTTTTACCAATTCTTGTAACTATTTCATGTGCTATACCGTGCACACTTCTTGGGCACCTGTAAGATTGTTTTAAAACTTCCACTTTACCTGGCATATTAATTAAATGTTCTATATCAGCTCCTGCCCACCTAAATATAGCTTGATCATCATCACCACTTATATAAACTCTCCCAGAATTCCTCCATATCTTCTCACACATAATCCATTGCAATTTAGTCAAATCTTGAGCTTCATCAACAATAACTACATCCAACTTTGGGACAGGACCATGTTCTACATATTGTGTTAGCATATCAGTAAAATCGTATTTATCAGCTGAATGTTTATATTGATCTAAAGATCTATATGCTAATATTAATTCATTCCACGGGTATTCTACGTTAGATTCATTATAATATTCTTGTAATTCTAGTCCTTGCATTTTAGATTTATTTATATCTCTTAGATAAACATTATCAATTGTCACCATGCCGTTTCCTTCCCAATCATGAGGAACTTTAGTTAGATCAATACCATAATTATCAGAAAGCTTTATATAATCCTCTTTACCCATAATTTGTGATTGCGGTATACCCAATTGTCTTTTTCCAAATGCATGCAGTGTACAAAAATAAGGAAAGTCTTTATCTGTTAAATTAAACTTTACCTTTGCTCTATCCCTTGCTTCCTCTGTTGCCTTTGTTGTAAAACTTACAAATGCAATCCTATCCGGAGGAGTACCATTTTTTAGTTCCCGGTCCACTATCCTCAGCAGATTCTCCGTTTTACCTGTGCCAGGAGGTCCTAATATTATATTAACATCAGGCATTGCGCTCCTCCCATACTCTTAATATTTTTTTACAATCATCAATAGTGACACCAGCTTTTCTGTCGTTAAAATCCCACGAGCAGAACACTATGTTGTCCTCTTGGTATGGTAAACTTGCATCAATACGATCCATTGATATATTTGTTCTTGTAGTTCCAGTATATCCTTTTCCCTTGCTTTTTTTGGTTGTAAGTTTAATTCCGGTGTATATACAATAAGGACCGCCAAGAAGTTTCTTTTGCTTTTCCCACAACTCCAGAAGATGGTCTCTTCCTCTTATACCATTATTTACGTGCAGTGTTCTGTTACTATTTCTATGATAATAAGAATTTTTATCACACCTCTTCTTTAACCCATTCCATAATTCGGAAAAAAATCCTTTTTCAGAATTAAAATATTTTTCATCCCATATAGGTTTCATTTTTTTAATATATGCTAAACCTTCTTTAGAACGGTGTTGCATCTTGTCTCCTTACTTCATATTCTGAATCTTGTTCCTCAAAGGATGGAACACCCCATGTATTAACACCCTTGTTTTTAAGTTTCCAAAATTTATGTATTCCATTTATCTTTCTTAATTCAGCAATAATCTGTCCTGTATTACTGTAGTGTGTAAATTTATTTCTTATCAAGTATGCATGAAGATCTACCAATCTAAAATAAGTTCTTTTAACAACCTTTTCTTTTTTAGTTTCTTCCTCTATTTCTGTTAACTCCTCTGTCCACGGCATTCTTCTTAATAATTCTTCTCTTGTTTTTGCCTGTGCCCTACCAGTACAAAACTCCTGGAGGTGAGCTAGAAACTGGCCGGACACAGATCCGTCGTTTGACACTGGAATTTTAAGAGCTGTTTGCATCTTTCCATTAACCAATTGCTGCCAATCGGACGCCTTCATCAAAGGAGGCATCATGGTTAGTACTTCCATTACCCTCTTTTGAAACTTTGTTTGTATTTGTAATTCTTCTGTTGATAGTTGTATTTTAAGGTCATCTTCATTATCATCAGTAGGTATCTCTAGGAACCATATTGGTGGTTCTGTCTCTAATTTTGCTAAAGATCCTAGTTGCTGTGAAACATTTTCTGCACCAACTCCGTGCTTTCTTGTTTTACAAACGTTCACATTACAGAAAGAATTAATAGGCTGATCCTTACATTTATATTGATATCCTTTTTGTAAACTTTTAATCAATACTACCACTTCTTTAGAATCAAGTGGTGGGTTCATATATTTTTGATTATATTTTTCCAGTAACTTCTCCCAGTTATCAGGATCAAATTTCTTTAAATAAATTCCAATGTTAAACAATCCATTGTTGCGTGTTCCTGTAGGAAATCCTTGAGTACATAAAGCCTGTAAGCAAGGAGGTCCATCCTTTATCACATCCTCATTATTAACACTCGTTATGTTATTTATATCTTCAGCCACCCATTTATCATAAATTTCAAAGAACTCTTCTAATGTTGCTGATGTTGCATTTTCTTTTAGTGCATAGCGCACTGATTTATTCCCATTATAGTACGGTAAATTTAAAAAATTACCAAGATCTCCCTTTTCCAGCGATATACTAGATTGTTTTGGAAATATCTCCGATGAGGAATGACCAATAAGAGACGATATCTCTACTAATTTATTTCTCATTAATTTTGATGCAATAGTTTTTTTCATAAATAAAAATAAGTGTGCACCACCACTTTTTGACTTACAATACACTAATGGTAAGTTTAATCTTCTGATCTTCCTGAATAAAGCAGAATGATCCAAAGGATAACTATCAATATCAATGCATCCCCATTTAGTAGTATTATCAGCCCTAATAGGAATAATCCCAAGAGACGGACCCTCGCCCGCCAAGTGTTTTTGCCAGAGCTCATCTGTTACCTCCTGTCTAACAATATAAGATTTACCTTGCTGCTTACCGTCAGCACGCGAACCATTAGGCTGGTGCTGACCATAAGCCACATCTAAACCCTCGAATATAGATTTAAATTTCTCAACTTCCACGAAACCTCCAGGTTCCGAAGACTACCTAAAATGGTGTGTCTTCGTTATTTTCTTCGGTTTCGGGTTTTTTGTCGGATATTAGTTTAGGTTCCGTAGGTTTTGCTTCAACAGCTCCGCTAGAAGCAGATTGAGCAAAAGCTTTACTTTCCTGATAAATAATAGGATCAGAAACCTGTTCCCCTTTTTCAATAGAGAATCCAAACCAACTTCCTCGATCATTAGATTCACTTACAGATGAAATACCGTAAGTAAAAGCATATGTAGGAGGAGTAAACAACCCAGATGGACCCTTAATCTTTTGTGAAAGCATTAAGCTGTTCCAACGTCTGCTTTTTTTAAGCTGACTTGAAGCCATACTAATCACAGCGTTTTGGTATCCACTGTTAGTTAAAATTAACACATAATGATATGCTGTTTGAACAATATTATTACCGTTTGGTAATATTTGTTTGCCAGTCATAGGATCACGTGTAGTCTGTCCTAAGATTCCACTATCTGCATCATGGGATGCAATGAACCCACCCCCTTGCTCTCTAGGTTTCCACTCTACATATTTTAGAGTATAGAAAACAGGGATGACTTCAATAGAGTCAAAAGTTTCTTGTGTAACTGTATTAAACAGTTGACCTGCTTTAGCAGATTCTATGTATTCTGCTTTAGAAGGATTTACTTGTGGACTAGAAGTTTGCAAAATGCTGATGTAAGGAATAGCTGTATCCCTTGCTAGATTAAGCGAACCAAATCCACTCATTGTTTTGGCATCATCTGCGATTACCGCAAGATCAAGGCCATTAGTTTTATTTTTAGTATTTTCTTTATTCATAATTACCTTATTCAGATTTAATTGTTGTTTTTTGACCAACATAAGCTCCAAGTAGTTCCATAGGAAGATCTACTCCTTTCTCATATTGTTCCCTTACGAATGCGCGAAGGGTGGAAGGCTCGACCCATTCACGTTGCGAAGATTGATATCCTCTTTCGCCCAAAGCATCAATCAATCTTCTAGCTTTCTCATCTTCATCCCTCCCAAAGCTACAAGA